ACTTCTTGCGGCTGAATACGCCGAACAAAGAAGTCAGGAATGGTTAGATCTCCGTGACGAAATGATTACGGCCAGTGACATTGCGAGCGCGATCGGCGATAATCGCTATGAAAGCGTCGACGCGTTCGTGAAAAAGAAGGTCCTCAAGACCAAATGGGCCGGGAACGCCGCGACCGCCCACGGGACCCTCCTCGAACCCATGGTCCGGGACCTTTATGATGCCCGGACCGGCCGCAAGTCGCATGAGATCGGTCTGGTCCGGCACCGTGAGTACCATTGGCTCGGGGCGTCGCCCGATGGCGTCACCGAGGACGGGCTCCTGATCGAGATCAAGTGCCCTCTGACCCGTAAGATCGAGCCGAAGGTCCCCAAGCACTACCTGCCCCAGGTCCAGCTTCAGCTTGAAATTACAGACCTCGAGGAGTGTGACTTTGTTCAGTACCGCCCGGCGACCGTTGAAGGCGCCGAACCCGAGTTTGTCGTCGTCCGGGTCGTCCGGGACCGGTCCTGGTTCGCGCAAAACCTACCGGCCATGCGGGCCGCCTGGGAACGCATCCTCAAAGGGCGCGCCCAGGGCCTGTGCGAAATTGTGGACGACCCAGTCCCTTGGGACTTTAAGAATCAAATTGCATGTGAAATAGTAGATGAACGTCCAGGACTCTTTGATGGAGGCTCTCGGGGCGGCGCCGAAATGCGTCCATAAGAATCGATTCTTGAAATGTCGGGAGTGCTACGGAAATTATTGCGCGGGGTGCATTCAACTTGAGGTTCACAACTGCTCCAAGATGGATGAACGGATTAAAATTGAAAAAGATAATTTGTCAAAGAAATTAGTGAAGGTTGTCGCCCCTAAGATCTCCGCAATCTAGTGAAGAGGAAGGCAACCAGCGCGATCATCGCCAGCCAGAACAAAATCTGCTGGTTCTGCTGCTTGCCCTGCAGCTTGGCCGTGTATCCGTCAGACTCGCCACCCTGACCGATCCAGGGCCACTTGGCGCCCGGCCTGAACCACGAGACCGTGCCGTCCGAGTACTCGAGCTTGCGCGCTGGGAACCCCAGAAACGGCGCCGGGCTCGTCTGGGCCGTCTTTAAGTACATGGGTCCAGAGCCGTTTTTATTGGGATCATCGGCGCCCTGGACGGGCTCGGTGTACGTCATCGGCGTCTCGTCGATCTGGGTCGTATACGAACCATCGATGTACCATGTCTTCGGGAACCCGTCGTGAGTGACGCCAAAAGTTCCGGACCACACGTAGGGGTTGAAGCCGTCTATCTGGAGGCGGTCATCGATCATCGAGGCTGACGCCATCCTATTACTAAACATTTACATTATTTTCCTTGTACGTCTTCGTCTGGATCTTGACGCGATGCATCTCCCACATGGTGTCTAGGTCGACATTCAACATATGGGCCAACTGGAACAGGTAACTGAAGACGTCGCCCATTTCCATGGTGACGTCCGTACCCCGGTCCTTCTTGAGACCGGTCTTGCGGTAGATGCGCTGGTTCTGACGGATCGATGACGCGAGCTCGCCCATCTCCTCGTTGAGTAACATCCAGACGATACTTACGGGGGCTTTGTCCCAGCCCTTTTGCTTACACATGTTCGCGGTCTCATCACGATATTTATTCATTGAGTATCAAACGCCCATGTTTCTTATCTGGCATTGAAGCGGCCGACGAACCCCTTGTACCGGTACACGAAGATCGCCGTGACCACGAGCGCTCCGAACTCGGCCGTGAGCTTCCAGTTCTCGATAATGCCCCTGTCCGTCGTCTTCTTTTCGGCCCACGGCTCGATGACCGCATTGCTGAAGAGGCGGATGGCGCGTTCGATTGCGAAGAACACGATGAACCCGAAGAGGATGTCGTCGAGAGCTCTCATCAGAACCCAATCTTGTAATTGCTCGGGATTTTATTCCCGTACGTGCTCGTGCTTACGGGCACCTCGAGCGGAACTGCGTTCCGGGAAATGTCGCGCAGGTACACGATCTGCTGCAGAAGGCCCGTGCTGATGGTACCGGTCGCCTCCTCGGTCACTCGGGCATTCAGGTCATCGACCTGCTGGCGGACGTTCGAGTACGTGTCCTTCTTCATGTTGACATAGACGCGCTTCATGAGGGCGTCCAGGTCCGAATAGCTCTGGCGCTGGAGCTCGACACCGGTCTTGTCCCGGATGGCCGAGGCGATCTGGTCCTGGATGGTCTCCTTGTTAAAGTCCGAAAAGAAGGCGTCGGCAAGAGGGGAGGGCAGGTACTTTGACGCCATTAAGACTACCGGATAAAAAAAACAAGCCCTAAAAATACAATGAAGGTCCACAAGCGTTCGGGAGATGAAGTGCCTATGCTCTTCGACAAAGTCACCAAGAGAATTTCAAAACTAAATGAAGCGCCCGAGTTCGAGCCCCTCAAGGTTCAACCGGACAAGGTGGCCCAGAAGGTCTTCACGAGCATGTACGATGGTATTTCCACGACCGAAATTGACAATCTCACGGCCGAGGTGGCCGTCGGTATGATTACGGAAGACCCGGACTATGAGACGCTCGCCATGCGCGTGACCGTCTCGAACCTACAAAAGACGAGCCCCAAGACGTTCAGCGACGCCATGGTCGCCCTGCACACCAAGGGGATCGTCAGCGACTACTTCATGAAGTGCGTCGCGCTCGAGTTGGACACTGTGATCCAGCCGAAGCGCGATTACCTCTTCGGGTACTTCGGGATCAAGACCCTACAGAAGGGTTACCTGAACGAGGGAGAGACGCCCCAGTACCTCTTCATGCGCGTCGCGGTCGGAATCCATGGCGATGATCTCCCGCGCGTCAAGGAGACGTACGACCTGATGAGCCAGAAGTTCTTCACGCACGCGACACCGACCCTCTTCAACGCCGGTACGAACAGCCCTCAGATGTCGAGCTGTTTCCTGGTCGCCATGAAGGACGACTCGATCGAGGGCATCTACGAGACGCTCAAGGAGTGCGCGCACATCTCCAAATGGTCCGGGGGCATCGGGATCCACTGCTCGAACATCCGGGCGAGTGGCACGCGAATCAACGGGACCAACGGGGTCGCCGACGGCATCGTGCCGATGCTCCGCGTCTTCAACAACACGGCCCGGTACGTCAACCAGGGTGGCGGCAAGCGTAAGGGCTCGTTCGCCATCTACCTCGAGCCATGGCACGCCGACGTCATGGACTTTCTCGAGCTGCGCCTGAACCAGGGCGACGAGGAGATGCGCTGCCGCGACCTCTTCACTGCTCTGTGGATCCCGGACCTCTTCATGGAGAAGGTCGAGAAGGACGAGGATTGGCACCTGATGTGCCCGCACGAGTGCCCGGGCCTGCCCGACGTCTACGATGAGGCTTTCAACGAGTTGTACCGGATGTACGTGGCCCAAGGCCGGTACAAGAAGGTCGTGAAGGCCCGGGACGTCTGGGACCGCGTCCTCAAGAGTCAGGTCGAGACCGGCACGCCGTACATGTGCTACAAGGACGCAGCCAACGAGAAGAGCAACCAGAAGAACATCGGCACGATCAAGTCTTCAAACCTTTGCACAGAGGTGTTTGAGGTCTCCACTCCTGACGAGACGGCCGTGTGTAACCTGGCGTCGATTTGTCTGCCGACTTTCGTCAAGGGAGACCAGTTTGATTTCGCCAAATTGTACGAGGTGACACGGGTCGTCACACGGAACCTGAATCGCGTCATCGACCGGAACTTCTACCCGACCGAGGCGGCCCGCAAGTCGAACATGCGCCACCGGCCGATCGCGATCGGCGTCCAGGGTCTGGCCGACGTCTTCATGATGCTCGGTCTTTCCTTCGACGAGCCCAAGGCCCGCGAGCTCAACAAGGGCATCTTCGAGGCCCTGTACCACGCGGCCCTGACAGAATCGTGTGAGCTCGCCAAGGAAGATGGCCCGTATGAGACGTTCAAGGGATCGCCCGCGTCCGAGGGCATTCTCCAACCGGATATGTGGGGCAAGGAGTCCAATGATTTTTGGAATGAAATTAAGGATCAGATCAAGACTCATGGTCTTCGCAACTCGTTGCTCGTGGCCCCGATGCCGACCGCCTCGACCGCCCAGATCATGGGGAACAACGAAGCTTTCGAGCCGTACACGACCAACATCTACTTGCGCCGAACCCTGGCCGGAGAGTTCGTCATGATTAACCGCCACCTGGTCCGGGACCTTCAGAAGCTCAACCTCTGGAACCCTCAAATTAAGAATGAAATTGTCCGTCACGGAGGGTCGATCAGTCAGATCGAGGGCATCCCCCTAAACCTCAAGGCTGTCTACCGGACCATCTGGGAGATTCCACAGAAGAGCATCATCGATATGGCGGCCGACCGAGGTGCGTACATCGACCAGTCCCAGTCACTGAACATCTTCATGGAGAACCCGAGCCTGGCAAAGTTGAGCTCGATGCACATGTACGGCTGGAAGAAGGGGCTCAAGACGGGCATGTACTACCTGCGGACCCGGGCCAAGGCTCGGGCGCAGCAGGTCACCGTGCCGGTCGCACCCACAAAGGAACAGATCCTGGCGTGTTCCCTCGCAAACCCAGAAAGTTGTGAGATGTGTTCTGGTTAATTTCTAGACAAAATTCAAGATGAAGTCCTGTTGTCGGTCAGGACCCAAGAACAAAAAATGCCAGAGGGCCTCGAACAAGAAAGTTTTCAATTTACCTCGTAAATTCTCAAAGCTAAGCTGTCTTCTAGGTGCGATAAAGGGATTCACAATGCGTTCAAGTTGTGCGCCTTATAAAAATTGCAAGAAGTAATGGATCCAAAGATCTGGTGTAATTTACCTACAGAATTGATCCAAAAAATAATTGAATGGTCCGGGCCATCGATCGACACTCAATTATTTTTCAAAATTAAGCCAAAGAAAATTGAAGAGGCCAAAGCTTGGAGACTATGGTACCTTCTCAAGTCCCATGACGGACTCATTTATAATTTAGAGTCAAAATCACTCCATAACTTTCGTGTACCAGGCTCGCATATAATCAGACGCCCTATAGAACTGAACTATCACACGGCTGGCCTATGGGTCTTTAACGACACGGAAGACGAACACATGGTAGAGGTCACGTCACCTTCCGGGTCTTTCCATTCATGCGTGACCCGGGATCACTGGGCGACCGAAATGCGGGTCTTGCTCCGCGGATCAGGTTTATGTCGCGCGCTTAACGCGTCGGACTCTTCTTTTTAGGAAATGGGACGAACCCGTGAATGTTCTCCACCTTGAACCGGCCGAGCCGGTAAGGCTGACTTACGAAATAAACACCCGGTGCAGTATTCTTCCACATACTCACACTCTGTTTCGGCGGGCTCTTGCGTTTGGGTGGTGATGCGTTCCTGACCGTGAACCGCCCACGCTTCGCGGCCCCCTTGGTCCGGATGTTGCGCTGAATCTGCGACCGTCTCTTCACGGCTTGACGCAGCTTGTTCCAGCGTTTCAGGGCGTTTTCCCGGCCTTCGTTGATGGGCGACAGACCCGATGCGCGTCGGGTCGCGCTAGGACGATACTGCCGCGGCGTCTGGCCTTTGATGGTGTGACCCATGAAGTACTTAAAAAGGGCGAGCATTTTATTTTATTATGGTACTGTGGTCCGATGTGGATAAAAACCTGATCGAGATCACACCGGGACTCAAGGACAAGTCCCGGTTTCGGTACCAAGGCGGCCCGCTCCGGTTCCAGATTCCGCGGGCCTGGTCCAACTGGGGCGTCTCGGCCTACAAGAGCATGAACGTCGATATCCGGAACACCGAGTTCGTCGCGTGGTGGCGCGATCTGGAAACGCGCCTGTGCTCCCACGAGCCCTTCAACTCGAACCTCAAAGAGGGGTCCTTGCGTCTCAAGGTCGACGACGCCATGTACGTGTTTGATGAGAATGCGAAGCAGGTCTGCCCGGAGGTTCGGGAAGGGCTGTTTCGGGCGCAGGAGGTCCAGTGCATCATCGATGTCGACTCGACCTATTTTTTCAATGGAAATTGGGGACTGACTATCCGGATCTACCAGCTCAAAACTTTGGGGCCGTCCGCCGCCGAGCCGTCCGTGGATGAGCCGCCGGTGACTTCGTCGTCCGCCGGCGGGCTGAAGCCGGGCGTGTGTGCTTTTTTGCCATCAGACGATTGATGATGGCGCTGTTCGCTTTACGCACCAGGCCCAAAAGGGCCATGGACGACGGTGCCATTTAGTATCTGCCGCGATAATTTCTGCCGCGCGCGGCTGCTGGGCGTCTGCGCGCGCCGTTCCTGGCGATCCGACGAACCTGGTTCCAATCGTTTTTGAACGCGAAAATCTCAGTATACGTCCGGACCTTGCGGTTCTCGGGACCCGTGTATACAAAGTGACGATTCCGATTCGTGTTTTTGTATACCCGACGCATGCTCGCGTTCAGGTACTTGGTCTTCTCGGTCCGGCGGCTGCTGGCGCGACGCGGCGAGGGCGAGTTGTTGTTGCGCTTCTCGAGGAGGCGCTTGAGGAAGCGATAGTTCGTGTCGGACAGGCGCATCACTTACTTTTTACCGCCGAAAATTTTACGGAGATTTGCCAAGATCAATTTAATTGGTTTTGGCAGAGGTCCCGACTTGGACTTGGACTTGGATTTCATTTATAAATTTAGTCTAGAAATTAAGCACCCTGTGCTCCCATATACAGACCACCGAATGACATCAGAATACTGAGGATCGCACATACGAGCAAGAAGATTAGGAAATTGAAGTTGTTCTTCTTTGAGCCCTTGAAGGTCGGGTTCTTATTATAGGCCTCAATACCTATCGAGCTTGCCGCGATGAGGAACGTCGCGGTCGACATGAGAATGCACGAGTAAAGGAGGAGCTTGCCCGGCATTTACCATTTACTTAGAATAAATCTCACGGGCCTTGGCCAGCAGTGGCCCCTGGACCAGTGCGAAACCCTTGATGCCGAGGTCCTTCTTGGCCTTGGCAACCGCCTTTATCCACGGGTTCTTCTTCTCGGACTTGGCCTTGGTCTTGGAGACGATCTCACCCTTGACCATCTTCAGGTCCTTCTTCTTGAGGCCGCCTGCGGTCTGGTCGGCGTTGCCGTGAAACACTTGGGCACGGGAACCAATCGTCATTTTATATTACACTGCGAAAATCTTCCTGAGCGCGTGAATAGTGATCTTGGTCCGCGTCACGTTGGGCACCTGCGACTCGAGCCGGGGGTCGTTGAGAATCTCGGCGCACACCTTGGCCTTGCCCTCTTGGAGGTGCATGATGGACTGCTCGACCGACGGCAGAGGCTCGACGCCGTCCTCACCCGCATAGATGAGCCGGCGTACGACCACCTTCTGCGTCTGACCCGTGCGATGGGCGCGGCCGATGGCCTGCAGCTCCGTCGCCGGGTTCCACGCCGGACACGTGATGTAGACGCGCGTCGCCTCCTGCAGGTTGAGGCCGACGCCGCCCGCCTTGATCTGGATCAGGAAGATTGAATTGGGCGGTCCGGCTTTGAACTGGGCGATCTGGGCGTCGCGCGCCTCCTTGGTGACGGACCCGTCGATGCGGAAGATCGGGTTGCCATTCTCGCTCAGCAGCTCCTGAATCCGGTCCATTTCCCCCATGAATTGCGTGAAGACCAGCGCCTTCTCCTTGGGGTGCAGCCGGATCTGCTCCATAAGCGTCTCCATCTTGCGCGAGCGCCCGAGCCACGGCTCCGGGTCCGACTCCTCCTTGAGTGCGATGCCGTCCAGGTACAGCTGAGGCCACGTCATCACCTGGCGGACGCGCAGGAGGCACTCGAGCAGCTCCATCTGGTGCAGATTCTGTGTACCGGTCTTGAAGACGTGCTTGACAATCTCCTGACCCTTGCTGAAGACGTCCCGGTACAGATCGCGCTCTTCAGGGTACATCTCCATCTCGATATTCTGAAAATCGCAAGGCGGCAACTCGAGGCGCTTGTTGTGCATAGCCACGTCAGTCTTGGTACGGCGCAGGACGTACTTGGACCGCACGATATCCGTGTACCCCTGGACCACCTCCTTGGGAATGCCGACCCAGCCGCACAGCGCCACGAAATCCTTCACGGAATTGAATACGGGCGTGCCGGTCACGATCCAGCGAATGGGCGCCTGGAGAGCCGCGGCCGCGATATGGACCTTGCTCTTGCGATTGCGGATCTCGTGACCCTCGTCCAGGATGACGCGGTCCCACTGGACCGAGAGCAGAGGGCACATCGGCGCTCCGGGGCGCTGCGCCAGAATCGAGTAAGGAGCCACGACCACGTCAGGCAGCTTGGCCGGCAGAGCCCGCTTGGCGCCGTCGAACGAGCAGGTCGTGAGGCTCGGTGCGAACCGCGCAATCTCGTCGCACCACTGACCGACAATCGACTTGGGGACGACCACGAGCGTCCGCGGCTTGGGATTGACGAGCATGGTCGCGATGAGCTGGACCGTCTTACCGAGGCCCATCTCGTCGCAGAGGAACCCACCCGGTTTGGTCCGGTCGAGCTCGCGGTCGAGGAGCCACCGGAGGCCCTCGTGTTGGTAAGGAGAGATGAGGCGCGTCTTCAGCATTTTGAGAGAGAGGGTCGTTTGCATATGAAATGGGTGTAGTGGCCCAAACCCTGACCCGGACAGGACATGTTTTTTCTCTTGACCCCTAGTAGTACAAATGAGCGACCCGGGCTTAGTCACGGCCCTCTCGGCCATAATAAAGGGCGCGGTAGAACCCGCCGAGGCCGGGCCTATCCTAGCCGCGGCTCCCACCCCCGCCCTCGCACAGGCGGCGCGGAAAACAAACGCCGCAGGAGAAATTCAAAATGTCTTGACAAGTATTCTTTCCCAGGGAAATCAATCCAATGCCAATGTGTCCTCGGCTCTCAGGCAGCTTCC